AAAAAGAATTATTCGATTAAAGGTATTTTTTTACAAGGAGACCTTAAAAATCGTAACGGTAGAATTTATCCAACTAACGTACTTCAAAAAGAAGTTACTAGATACAACAAAGAATTTATCAATAAAAATAGAGCATTCGGCGAACTAGGTCATCCAGAAGGACCAACTGTTAATTTAGAGAGAGTATCTCATATGATTAAAAAGTTGTATCCAGAAGGAAAGAACTATATCGGTGAAGCAAAAATTATGGACACTCCATATGGTAAGATTGTAAAAAATCTTATTGATGAAGGCGCTAAACTAGGCGTGTCATCAAGAGGTATGGGTTCCTTAGTACAAAAAAATGGTCATCACTATGTAGGAGAAGATTTTTACTTAGCGACGGCCGCTGACATTGTGGCAGATCCATCTGCTCCAGACGCTTTCGTAGAAGGCATTATGGAAAATAAAGAGTGGGTATGGAACAATGGAATCCTTGTGGAACAAGATGTTGCCGCTTGGAAACAAGAACTAATTAAGACAAAAAGACTTGAATTGGCTGAGAAAAAAGCTAACATATTCAAGGATTTTTTAAATAAACTATAATAGAAAAACTAACAATTATAAATATCACTATAAAACGAGATATTTTTAATTCGAATTAAAAAATAAAGGAGATTTCTCAAATGGCTACAGAAAACAACGTAGAAGTCAAAGCAAATACAATAGTAGAACAAGACACTATTGCAGATGCTCCAAAAAAGAATGCTGTAGCAGCTGAACCTACTCATTTGTCTAACGAGGCAGAAGATTTAGGAGCAGCGGTTGTGAAAGCAACTGACAGCAATCCTGACGCTACAAAAAAATCAAAAAAAGTTTCTGACGCAGTAAACGCTAAAGCAGAAGCAGGCGACGTAAGTGGCAATCCAGATACACAAGCTGGTGTTACTAAAGTTGATGCTCCAGCAACAGTTAAAACTGAAGAAACTGAAAAAGAAGAAACAATTGACGTTTCTGATGATGTTAAAGCATTAATCGGAGATGAAAAATTAACAGAAGAATTTAAGGCAAAAGCTGCAACTATATTTGAAGCTGCTATCAGATCAAAAATGAAAGTAGAAAAATCAAAAATGGAAGCTGGTTATGCAAAAAAACTTAAAGAAGAACTTGATACAACTAAAACAGAACTTGTTGAAAAAGTTGATTCATACTTAAACTACGTAGTTGAAGAATGGATGAAACAAAACGAGATCGCTGTTGAAAGAGGTATTAAAGGCGAAATCGCTGAGGACTTTATCAGTGGTCTTAAAAAATTATTTGAAGATCATTACATAAACGTACCAGACGAAAAATATGACGTGTTAGAAGATCAAGCTTCTAAAATCGAAGAGCTTAACAAGAAATTGAACGAGCAAATCGACGCTAACGTTAAATTAAATTCTGAAATTGGTAAATTAACAAGACAAGATATAGTTGACGCTGTATCTTCTAGTCTTGCTGATACTAACAAAGAAAAGTTTAACAAATTAGCTGAAGAAATTGAATACACTAACGCTGATGAGTTTAAGAAAAAAGTAACGACTATTAAAGAGTCTTACTTTTCAACAAAAGAAATTTCATCTAATAATGAAATAGATAACGTTGCCGAAGGCGAGACTACAGACAATGTAGATTTGTCAAACGCTATGACTGCTTACACGGCCGCTATCACTAAAACAAAGAACTCAATTAAATTGGGTTCAAAAAAATAAAGGGAGAATAAAAAAGATATGTACTTATCTGAACAACTAGTTAAAAAGTGGTCACCGGTCCTTGAACATCCAGAACTCCCAAAAGTTACGGATAGTTATAAAAGAGCGGTTACTGCTGTTATCTTGGAAAACCAAGAAAGAGCATTAAGAGAAGATAGAGCATTCATCAATGAATCTGCTCCGCAGAACTCAACTGATGCTTCTTACGTACAAAATTGGGATCCAATCCTAATTTCTTTAGTAAGAAGAGCGATGCCGAATCTTATCGCATACGACATAGCAGGCGTACAGCCTATGACTGGTCCAACTGGACTAATCTTCGCTATGAGAGCAAAATACGCTTCACAAGCAGGAACAGAAGCTTTATTCAATGAAGCTGATACTGATTATTCTGCTAGAAACGCACTCGGCGACTCTACTTTAGGTGGTGTTGACGGTTTAGGTGGTGGCCAAACAGGTACTAACCCAGCGTTATTGAATGACAGCCCAGCTGGTGCTTACACAGCACAAGGTGGTATGGCTACTTCAACTGCTGAAGCTCTAGGTGATTCAGCAAATAATAGCTTTTCTGAAATGGCTTTTTCAATCGAGAAATCGACTGTAACTGCTAAATCAAGAGCTCTTAAAGCTGAGTACACAATGGAACTTGCACAAGACCTTAAAGCAATTCACGGTTTGGATGCTGAGACAGAATTAGCAAATATTCTTTCTTCAGAAATCCTTTCTGAGATCAATAGAGAGATCGTAAGAACTATCTATATCGTTGCTGAAAAAGGTGCTTCTGCTAACACAGGTACTGTAAATACAACAACTGAAGGAATCTTCGATTTAGACACAGACTCTAATGGTAGATGGTCAGTTGAAAGATTTAAAGGACTAATGTTCCAAGTTGAGAGAGAAGCTAACGCTATCGCTCAAAGAACACGTAGAGGAAAAGGTAACATTCTGATAACTTCTTCAGATGTTGCTTCTGCTTTACAAATGGCTGGTGTATTAGATTACGCTCCTGCTTTAAACAACAACTTACAAGTTGATGATACAGGAAATACGTTTGCTGGAATACTTAATGGAAGATATAAAGTTTATATCGATCCATATTCTGCAAACCAAGCAGCTAAACAATACTTTGTAGTTGGATATAAAGGATCATCTCAGTATGATGCCGGTATATTCTATTGCCCATACGTTCCACTTCAAATGGTGAGAGCTGTTGGTCAAGATAATTTTCAACCAAAAATTGGATTCAAGACAAGATACGGAATCCAAGCTAACCCATTCGATGAAAACTCAGGTTCAAGCGCAGCGGTTATCAATGGTGCTGGAAATATCAACTCAAACAGATACTACAGACGAGTACAAGTAGCTAACATTATGTAAGCTAGTTGTTACTTCTTAGTAACACGATTAAAGGGAGAGCCTAAAAAACTCTCCCTTTTTTTATGCCTAAATATTAATATGACTGTTACAAACTCATATTTAAGACAACCTACAAAATTGGACTATGCTAGTCCTACACAGTTTAAATTTAGTATAATTAAATTACCTAAAGTTGAATACTTTTGTACGGCCATTAATCTTCCAGGAATTTCAATAGGATTTTCAGAACAAGTTACACCTTTGATAGATATACCATATCCTGGTGAAAAAATGAAGTACCAAGATTTAACTATGACATTTATGGTAGATGAAAATTTACAAAACTACCAAGAAATTCACGGTTGGTTAGTTGGCCTAGGTTTTCCTAGAGACCACGATCAATATAAAAATCTATTAAATGCCTCTATTGATCGTTTTCCTACATCAAAAGGAAGTACAAGTAAAGAACCAGGAAAAGTTAAATACGGTACACCTAGTCAAGGTGGTTCATTTTCTGATGCCACACTTACAATACTATCAGCAAAGAACAATCCAGTAACGGAGATTCGATTTAAAGATGTGTTTCCTGTCAGTTTAGGCGGCCTATCTTACAATCAACAGGCTACGGATGTTAACTATCTTTCTGTTGATGTTACTTTTAAATATACTGTATATGAATTTGCTTCTACAGTAGGTTCATCAACAACGGCCGTTACTACAACATAGGTTGATTTTTTTATAATTTTGTGATATAATTAGATTATGGATTTAGAACAATTACAATTAGAAGCAGACAAAGACCTTAAAATTAATGATACTGAATTAGATTTGGAATCATTAAAAACCCCACAGTTACATAACAAGTATATGAAACACTATACTAAGTTTAAATTACTTCTTACCCGTACAGAAGATGAATTACGAGTATTGAAACGTGATAAATGGGAATATTACACAGGTAAATCAACTCCTCAAATTTATCAATTAAAACCTTTTAACTTTAAAATATTAAAAACAGATGTTGACAAATACTTAGAGTCTGATGAAGATATACAAAAGTTAACACAAAAGGTGGCCTACTTAAATGTTGTTGTTGACTTTCTGGATAAAACTTTAAGAGTCATAGTTAATCGAACATACACTATAAAAAATGCCATAGAGTGGCGTAGATTTACAAGTGGTGCTGTATAATGCACTTAGAAAATAATCATTGTATTTCTAATGGATATTTTGATAGAAAATATTGTGATGAAATTATTTCTCAAGCCGAAACATCTAAACTTCATATGGCCAAAGTCCAAGATGGTTTGAATATAAACAGAAAATCAAAAATTACTTGGTTGACAAACGAAAAATTAAATAAGAATATAAACGAAATTATTTTAGATCATAATAAAAAGGCCAAGTGGAATTTTGTTTTAAAAGAATTTGAACCACTACAATATACAGTTTATGAAACAAATGACCATTATGATTGGCACATTGA